TGTTACCTGAACTTTGGCAGGGGGTGGTAATAATTCAATGGCCATTGGGCGGTCACGATAAGCAGTATCTACCAAGGCAATATTGATATAAGGATTTGAGTCAATGGCACCGTACTCACCTACACGAGCAGCCCATTCTTCATAAAGAGTTATCGAACTACTAATGTTATTGAATCTAGCTTTGCTAATTGCGTTAACAGCGTTGATTGTACCTTTTTCTCTGATATAACCTTGATAAAACTTGGTTTGACTGATAGTATTCATACCTAGATTATCTAGATATGTACGATTTCTAAAACCAATCAGCCCATTACTGAATCTGGCAAATTGTTCGTCCAATGGTTGGTTGTCTACGTCGTAAAATTCCTGAGAACGACCGGCTCCCTGGACAAAATTAACACTCAAGCCAGAATCTGGTACACTGTCTAATATTGTCCAATAATTAAAATCAAAAACATCTGCTGCTGCTAAATCTTGTGCAGCAGTATAATTTTTAAACTTGTAACTGACTATATCGCCTTTACGGTAATCTTGACCTACACGCCAAGCTGGAACAGTGCCATTATTATAGATAAATCCCGGAGGTGTCAGTTGTCCATCCCAGTTACTGGTCATTGCCCCAAGTAAACGTAGTCTATACTGTCTATTTCCTAATTCTGGTTTATAAATGATGTCATTGAATATGGTTACATTATCAAAAACTAATGCATGCTCGTACTGTATAATATTGAATTCTGCAAAGGCAATGCTTTGACCACTCAGTGTAAACACCGTGGTTAAATTACTATCTCGTACTACAGTAAAATCAGAATTCTTAATTACATTAAAATTCACACCCATTAACTGAGATTCACCTAACCTATTGGTAATATTATCTACTACACCATTATCAATAAACAAATCAACGTGATCTCCAATGGGGCTCAACACCACAATGTTACCTGTTTTCCATCCTTGTTTTACCCAGGTCATGAATTCAATGGCAGCTAATTTGAAATCTTGTACTAATCCAAAGTCTGAGTTATATCTATCTAGTATGAAACCCTGTGCCAACAACCAACGTTCGTAGCCTATTAGAAAGTCAACAACTTGCTGCTGCGAAGTAAATTCATAACCATAAGGAACAGCTATTTTCTGCGTACGAAAATCTTCGTATACAACTGCTGTGGTATCTAGTATACCGATCTCAAATGAACTACCAGTGGTTTCACTAGGTACAATAATAAAGTAAGGATACTTTAGATCATAGCCACTGACAGTAAATCCATTTTCAGATCTTTCAATGATCACAGCACTATAGGTAGCTCGCCCAATGGGTACACTACGATTTAGATAAACCTGATAATTTTCATCAGGAATAATCACAGTTTCACTGGTACTAGTAGGCGAGAATTGTTCAGCAAGCACAGTTACTAAACTGCGATCAGTAAATCCTGCCATCTTGTGATTAAGTCTGACTTGTACACCGTCTAACAAATATCTTATACGTTGATCACCAATTAGACCCAGACTGGTTGAATAAGCATGAATCCAATTGAGATACCCAGGAGATCTAGTTGTGGTAGCTGCTCGAGTTTCGCCGTTGATCACAGTGTCCGATGTTGAGCCACGGCGCAGAGTAGGAGTACGTACAAATTGATCTAGTTCGATGTTGTAGGCATTTCTAAATGTATCCGACAGTCGTGCAAAATACTGAGCAGGGCGTAGCAAAGCCATGGCTCTTTGTACAGCAAATGCATATTCGCTGCTGCGATACCAAGCACTTTCTACAGGCCCTTGATCACCAATGGCAAAAGGTCGATTGAAATTCTCATCATTGAATTTTCTAACAATGGTTGTCATTGGGGATAATAGCTGTCCTGCACTGTTAACAGGAACTCTACTGCTAAATCCAGGACGACGATATAACACATTAACCACAGATGCTGTAGCAGATCCAGGATCATTAACCAAACCATTGGTTATATTAAAAATCAACGTACTGCGTTTTACTGGATCAGTCCATGAATAATAAGTATCCCACCACTGTGGTTTAACACTGTAACCCATGATTTCCCAAGGATGTGTATGTGGACGATCGGTATCATAATAGTAACGATATACACCACGCCAGTATCCTGGTACAGCAGCATCATCACTGTCTAATGCGCCTGTGTAATTCCAACTCCATTCATCATTGCCTAAAAAGTAGGTATTGCTGGCAAAATCAAGCTGGTTGTATCCTACCCATTTTAAAAACTCTGTGTTCAGTACTTCTCGATACTCAGCGACTGAGTAATCTACTGTTCTATATTTGCCAGGCTGACTAGCAGCAATGTCAAATAAAACTGAACTGTAGTCTGATTTGATATTATTGTAAATGCGTTTTTCTAATTCCAACAATAAATTATCACGAAAATCACCAAAAGCCACAGTGATACTACCGTCATGACCTTGAACAACTTGGCGAGCAGTGCGGTAAGTTGTATCAGTATAGATACCAGGTACAAATCTAGGATAGAGTCCTAGTTTGCTAGGAGTTTCTGGAACATAGCTGCCTTCGGTATTGGAGTACTCGCGCACAGTGAGAATATCGTTTATGTTCAAAGTAACCAAACTGCTTAAGGTAAAAGTAGCAGTAGAGTCAAATACAAAGTCTTGATCTTTGATTAATAAAACACCGTTGCGATAAATCAATACTGCACTGCTGCCCACAGACAGAGTACGATACGATCTAGTCAAATTATAAGTTTTCACACTGGCATTAAGCACAGTGATAGTGGTTTGATTATAGTCGCTACCATGTGCTAACATGTCTGAATAATACCAAGGGAAAAGATTGTTCTTAACCGCATTGATATTTTCAAGTATAAGATCCACGCTGCCACTGATGTCGTTGGGATTAACACTAGGCAAGGACACCGCCAACTCTAAAAATTTATTTTTAAATCTAGTATATTCTCTACGAGCATAGTCAATGCTGTTGATAAAATTGGCTTGTTGATCTAGTAAAAATAAACTGCTATAAACAATAGGTGCACTGTGTTGCAAAATCGTGCCAGGACGAGCTTGTATGTCATGATCACGTATGTTGCTTTGTGCTAATACTGATCCTATCAGTCCTTTGGTATTTTCACCAATTTGTTGTAAATGATTACGAAGTTGTCCTAGAGTTAATTCTGTTATTTCAGAATTTTGCGGATTTAACTCTAGATTCTTAGGTATTTCGTAATAGGCCAACTCACTTGGTTGCTTGCTGTAAAAAACCACATCAATGCGATCGCCCACTGTGAGCAAACTCTGGTTAATTTTAACAGCCCAGCGAACACCCACGGTCTCCACAGAGAACCCAGTTGCTAATCTATAGACTTCTTCACTGTTGATAATCTGAGTTTCTACTTCGCTTAATGTTAGTACGCCAGAGTTAACTTTGTTAACCCAGAAATCCAGCCCGGTTTGATCTGCGTGTCTTCCTAGATAACGATTGTAGTATGTATTGATAATGGTTGCATATGACGCAGCATTGGCACCAGTTACAGTGGTAGTTAAAGCAGTACCGGTTATGGAACCAAAGGTCGCAGCGGTAGTGAATCTTGTTAATTGCTTGTTATTAACAAAAACTTTAACAGTAGGAGTGTCAAGAGTGTCTAGTTCAGGTTCGGCTCCTAGTTCAACATAGCTGGTGGTTCCATCATATATAGAACTTACATGTTGATACTGATGACTGGCATTGGTTATTGTATTCCAGTTATTAAGTTTCTTGCTGGCTAATCTACCAGTGATTTTTCGAATAAATCCCACGTTGGGATTTAGAGTAGATACCACACGGTTAACTGTGTCTGAAATGTAAGTAAATTGATCTGCACAGTAATTATTGGTAAAATTAAGTTGTCCAATACTGCCGCCGGTGCTGGCATAGCTTAAGTTAAATCCCAGTATAGGATCCGCTATACTACTGCCTTTTCTGTAACTAAACAAAGCACACCCTGCAAACGAACTTTCTGTATAAGCAGAAGCCAAACTTACATCCAGACTGGTTACTATGTCAAATAATGGTTCTTGATTTACTGTGGTCTTTTGTTGCGCTATTACCCATTGATTGGTCGCAGACAAATAGTAGGTTTTGCCTCGATTGCTGCCAGACTTGGTTACCACAGTATCGTAGCTTTGAGCCACTGATTCACTGACGAGATTCACCTTTGGTAAATTAAACTTGGCACCTGCTAAATTAGTGTAGTTACTGTTGGGCGCAGTTTCTAAGGTCAAGTAAGTGTTTGTAAAAATCTTTTGCACACGACCTATGTAAGTAAAATCACTGCGATATAATTCTGTGCCGGGTTCAAGTTCAGTTAAAAATGCAGTGCCTGTTCCTGACACTCTGGTAGTTCCCAATCTAGTGGTAATTGTACCAGTGAGATTTGATCCAGAAACTGCTACAAGCTGATTAACTAAATCAACACGGTACACAGTTTTTCTAGATGTGAGATTGGTCTCATTGGTAAACAGCACACGCTGCTGAGCCGTTAACTTCAAGCCTTTGGTTCGTAAACTAGCAAATGACTGTAGGTGTACTTGATTAAGCACATCAGTCAAAGCCACTAAGGTGCCAGATTCATTTAGGTTAACAGCACTGTCAATGACTTGATCGACTTGAGCAAAAGCCAATCTACCAGAATTAAACAATTGTAAATCAGCATCAAACTCAATGATAGGTCTTTGAGCGCGGTTTTTCTGGTTTAAATTAACTGTGGTGCCATTGGCTGCTGCTGCTTGGCGTATTACATCAATATGAAACCAACGATTAATACGACTCCAAGCGTTTTGATCTAGACTGCTTCTATTGACCACGATATAGTCAGGCGTGATGCTGCCTTGAACTGACGCATCAAAACCACCTATGTCAAAAGCAGAAATATCAAATGGTACACTTTCTTCAGCGTTGACTATTTCCGGTGACACCAACTTGTTGATGTCGACCAAGCGTATACCAGTTCCTACGCCTTCAACAATATAATTACCATGACGATAATCTGCAGGATCAACAGTTTGATCAAAATATACCACCATGCCATTGGTAAATCGTACACCATCGGGACTGACATAAGCAGTCTTACCCACAATGTCTGTGCTGACATTAATGGTATTGATCTTGGCATCGACTATTCTGATTTCGCCAAATTGGCTAGCCACTGAGTCATTCTGATAGTATAAAGTAGTCAATGGTGCAGTAACATCCGGCATCAAACTATAGCCAGTGCTGGTTCTACGCCATTGTGCACCTTCCTGTGTACCACCGTCGAGTATTTTGATTCTGGTATCTACAGGCACTGAACGTGCCAAGCTGAGTTCAATGCGATTTAAATGATTGACTGTGATTTTCCAAACACTATATCTATTACCAGCAGCAACAACTGCGCTGTTACGATCAGTCCAATCACCATTGGCAGTGCTGGAATTAGTGAATATAATATAACGATCTTTGGGAAATTGACCATCTCCATCAATGGTACTGGTACCTTGAGTCCACAAACTACCGTCTAAGCTGGTAAAGGTAGCTGAAGTAGCGTAGTTAACATGATCTACTAAAGGCAAAGTTAATAAACTATCTTGAGCTGTCTCTGCGGGCACCGCAAACACAATAGTTCCCGAATCCTCTCCATTATTGGTTACGCCTGAGATGTTTCTACTAGATACCTGTGGCAAATAAAGTTTGCGTCCATTGACACCAGGTTCAGTCTGAATCCATAAATTACCTGCGCCTGGATGATTTACAGAAAATGCATAGGTAACACCGCGTGCCAAGTATATAGTGGGATTATTTGTAACACCAGTTCTATTAGTAGTATAACCGGCGCCGGCGCCAGTGAATGTATAGGTATTAGCCGTGATAATGCCCTTGGTACTCACTGTAACC